GCTTTTATTGAAATAGTGGAAGCTCGTCCAAAACGTTTCTTACTCGCTAAAGAGACACCTCTTCATACTATTTGTGTGGACAAGATTGTTAATGCTCGTCTTGTATCTGGTGAATCTTTGCGAACTACAGACTTCACTATAGACATTCAGTCTGCACTAAATCCGCAAGATCCAAGTTTCACTTTGTCTCCTCAAGACCACTTGTCTCACGACAAATTCCTCTTCTCCAAGCCTCGTTTTCAAAAGATTGTACCGGGAGAAACATTCCACTATGTGGTACGCCATCCTCCCTTCAAGTACACTAACTCACCTTGGTGGAAATCAATGATTGATTCCAATGCTGCTGTATTAGAGACCGCAGACGCTAAAGATATAGATTATGCACCATTTTGTACTGTTTGGATGTTAGTTAGATTAAAAGGTGGTGTCATTACTACTGATAATGGTACAGTTAATTTAGAAACTACTCAAGGTAATTTGACTGTGGGGGTTAACACTTCTGCTGTTCAACTAGCTCACATGCAATACGAAACTCATTATACTCGTCCTGGTTTGTATCAACAAGAGTACAGTGAATCTTACGTTAATTACCAAAAAGAAGCAATTAACGCTACGACTACTTATGTATCTGATCCTCTTGAAAATAATGTTGAACAAACTAAGTTGTAAATAATTCAAATTTTTTTAAATATCTCTTTTTAGTTTAAAATTTTGTTGGGGGCGTTCCGCCCCCAAACCCCCTGACCGGGGCTTCGCCCCTGGACCCCGCGCTCAAACGCGTGGTCCAAGGTCAGGGTGTAACATATAAATATGTGATCAAGGAGCGGGATCACTAGGTATGGGTAATACTTCACCATACCTAGTATCCTCGGCGGACGTATCTTCGAGCCCGTCCCCTCGCCCTTGAGTAGACACGTCGGTTGATACGTGACCGTAATATATATGCTCTTGCTGCTCGCTGCAAAACTGCTCGCGCTGCCCCCGGTTGCATATAAACACCTCCTGTTGCCGCAGGTGCTCTTCTGCCTGTTAAAGCAATAGCTCTTCTTCTCATTTCAATTAATTGTGCGGTTAACCCTAACCGCCACGGTCCTTCGGACCGCGGCGGCAGAATTCCGATTTCTTTTTTTAGAAAACTGACCCTAACCCTAACCCTAACCGTCCACTGGGGGCCGTTTAAGATGGTTCGGACCCCCCCACTGGGGGTCCGTGCGGTTATTAAGATGGCCGGACCCCCTCACTGGGGGTCCTTGAGAGGTTAATCATTTGTTGGTTTCTGCTCAGGGGGTCCGTCCCCCCACATTGTCATCTTGGGGGGACTATGTCAAAGTTGAAGACTCACTCAACTTCAATGTCCATTTTGGCATTTTTGCCAAAGATCACAATTTTAATTCACAATTATATCGGGTGGAGCCGTACTAAAGTAACTAGTCCATGTCTAACTATGCCTCGATCGCCCAGGAATCGCGCTTGGTGTTTTACACTGAACAACTATGTGGAGGCGGACCTCACGACTCTTCTTGGCGCCACGAACTTGAAGTATGCCGTGATCGGTCGAGAAGTTGGAGAGAACGGTACGCCTCACTTGCAAGGTTACATCTATTTCGATACAATGAAATCACTAACGGGCTTGAAGGCCTTATCCGAGAGGGCGCATTGGGAGATTGCGAAGGGAACCGCTCAGCAGAATCGTGTTTATTGCTCCAAACAAGGCAATTTCGTAGAACAAGGTGTTATGCCTGCTACGCAGGAAGAGAAAGGTGCGAAAGGAGCTGCAGCCATCGCTTTACGATGGGAGCACGTGAAGAAGCGCCAATGGGAACAGCTTCCCCCAGAACACCTCCAGAAGTACGAGTACGCGGAGAAGAAGTTACGAGCGAAGCCCAACCAGCTTGGTTCCTTGAAGAACCTGTGGATCTATGGGGAGAGTGGGGCTGGGAAGACGAAGACGGTCCGGGAGCGTTTTCTAGATCTGTACGACAAAGACATTAGTGGGTGGTGGTGTGGTTACGACAATGAAGCTGCTGTGCTTTTAGATGATTTAGATCCATCTAACGCACCTCAACTCGCAGACCATCTTAAACGATGGGCTGATCATGGTCCATTTCAGGCTCAGGTCAAGTGTGGAATGATGCATATTCGTCCCGAACGCATCATTGTCACTTCCCAATTCAGTATTGCTGAATGTTTCCCTCCTACCGCAAGGGATCCTGAGGGAAGACATGCAGTAGCCATCACCCGACGTTTCAAACAAATTAACTTAACGCCAGGATCTGTGCTAAGTGATGATATGTTGTTAATTGATGCTCCTGTTGTGAATTCTGATGTCATAGATTTGATTTCTGATGTTTCTGATGATGACTCTGTTGTCCATGTTGATATTCCTTCTAACTCACAAGTATTTTAAATAATGAGTAAACGTGCACGCAGTTCTTTGATTACTCCTACTAGACTTGAACAACGCGAGGATGAACTTGCTAGTGAACAGTCTAGTCTCGCAATGCCTATCCACAATGGCGGTTTCTCCCAGAAGTCTACAACTGCCAGTGGATCCAGTGGCAACAGAGAGATTACTGTGTATTCTAAAGCTAAAGGTCATTGTAGGGGTGGTAACCCTAATCTTGGTGATTTGCTTACTCTTATTTTCCCTAAATCAAAAATCCGTTTCCTCACATACGGCTCCGCCACTACCGGTTTAGTTAGTAATAACCAGTGTTCTGAAGTGCAAGAGTCCAACGGACACGGCATTCATGTAGATATAGGATCTCAAGATTGGTTTTCTTATCTTCATTTGCCATTAGTCAATAGGCGTGGGTTCCAGACGTCGTTCAACTCCGTCATACAATTAGAAGAACGTACATATACCAACTCCCAAAATATTAGCAATAGCCAGCTCTGGAGTTGGAATCAAAATGATCCTACTACTGATATTCAAGGGTCTTATAGGTCATTCTTTTATTCTGGTGGACAAACAAAGCATACTTTCTACAACCCTGGTACAGTTGATGCTTTTATTGAAATAGTGGAAGCTCGTCCAAAACGTTTCTTACTCGCTAAAGAGACACCTCTTCATACTATTTGTGTGGACAAGATTGTTAATGCTCGTCTTGTATCTGGTGAATCTTTGC